GGAAATAATGTAATTGATTTCGTCTTGATATTTCGCTTTAGCTAGAGCTTGTCGTATCTTATCAGGATATTTTAGATTGATCATTTTGATATAAAGTTCTGCTACTTTACCATCTTCCATGAGTTCTTTTGTGGTAGTTGTCTGATAGACTTTTCCGAATAATCCTTCAAGAACCATTTTATGTGCTTTAGCTCCATCTAAAGTTCCTGTGAAGCCAAATCGATATTTACAGTTAGGAGAGTTTTCAAGAATACTTGTAAGACTATTTGCTTGGAAATGATGAGCTTCATCACCAATAATTACATCAAATTGATCGAAGAATTCTTGTGGTAGTTTATATATAGATTGCCATGTAGTCACTATAGAATCTGATATGACACCATCTTTCCATTTTTTTTCATGGTCTAAACCTTCATAAGTACCTTTAGAGTATTGTTGAAAGTCTGTGTGCATTTGTTTTATAAGACCTTTGGTAGGTACAATAATAAGCTTGCGCCCTTCATAGAAACGTGTTATAAGATATATGATGTAAGATTTACCAGAACTTGTTGGAGAAAGGAAAAGAGCACGATTATTTCTTATAGCATGGCAGAAAGCGTCTACCTGATAATCGTATGGGTCCATAGGCAGGTCTAAAGACTGACAGAATTTGCCTGCTTCGAAAAGTGAGATTTCTTCTGTTTCTATTAGACTTTCATCTATCGTATATTGATAATCGTTAGTTTCGAAATAGTCTATCACATGACTTAGAAGACCTTTATAAATCGTTCTTTTATGAGCATTGAACAAGTATATTTTGCCGTCCCAAGGTGTAAACTTGTATTTAGGCATATGACGGTATCCAGGAACAAAGAAAGAGAATTCTTCCTTAAGTTCCATAGCCACGCCTTTATCTGTTTTGATTTGAATGTAAGTTTCGTTATATGGAACGATTTCAATCATGTATGAGTTAGTTTCCTATAGTCTACAGCCGCTTTGATTACCCAATTGCGATTATTGATACTTTTTAGAATTTCTGTGAGTACCTCTACGATTTCTTCTTGCGCTGCAATACGGAGATTTATGTTGATCATTTCATCGTCTGCATCAACATATATCGTAGTTTCTGAATTTAGAGGTTTATTGAGAAGTGGTTCTCGCCCGATTTCTTTTAGATCGTCGGGATTATTTAGATTTCCTCTATAGTATTCATATAGAGTTTTTGTGAGTTTCTTTTTAGTGTATTGGAGTTTTATTAGTTTTGATTTTGCTTTTGTTCTAATTTCAAGCCATTTAGCGTGAAGATTTGGAATATCTATGCTGGAGGTGTCTAGGTTGATTTCGTCAATTTTAGCATCTTTTTTCCACTCTTCCATAATATCTTCAATTTTCATATATTATACCCTCTCAATAGTATAGTTTATATATCTGAAATTTGCGGTACATTCTAGGTATTCTATATCGGATGCGGTTGTATCGAATCTTAGAGGTGTGATAGATTCAGGGAACATATTCTTGAATTTGATTCTAAGATTTGGATTATATTTGCTTGTGAGAATCATCAAGGTTGCATCTGAGTATATCGATTGGTTTCTAGAAGAAGCTTCATATAATCGTCTTTCTTCTGTAGAGGAAACGCCAGTAATGCCTACCATCCAATCGAAAAGTTCGACATAGTTAGACATATCTTCGTCTACTCTAAATGTAACATTGAATGGATCAAATGTCAACTTTTCTCCTGGAATTGGATAGTCGATAAGTGGAGTATTTTTTAGAATTGTTCCTAAAGATGCTCCAGGCAATTCCGCAGATTGAGAGAAATAAGTAACGTTTGGAAGTCGATCAAAGACTAATCTAAAACCAGTCTGACCTAACATATTTTTATTTGTTGGTGAAGTTGCCATTTTTATGCTTTCTAAATATATCTAGTGTCACTATTTATATCTAGGAGATAACATGTATTTTAAATCTTCCGTATATCGGTATGCTATTGTAGATTATGCGAAAGATATGAAAAAAAATCCTTCTAGTGTGAAATCTTATATGGCTAGAAATCCTGAATGGGCTTTAGAGACAGCCTGCACTTATTTGGATAAAAGTGCGGGATTTCCGAGCGAATATCTTGAAATGAAAAATATGTATAAAAAAAAGAGCCCGTAAAGACTCTTTTTAGTTTTCGGTGATTTATCATCACTCTTTTGATTGTAAAAAAATACTCCCAAAAGTTTTCTTCTGGGAGTATTTATTTATGCAGGATAAAACTTAATTGTTCATCTTACATTAGATTTGCAACACCTACAAGGCGATAATAGATATTCTTCTTAGCGCTAGAGACTGCACCGTCAGCGGCGGTAGTTGCAAATGGGTTTGCGACCATACCGTAACGAGTCTTGAAGGCGATCTTTGGCTGGAAGCTATTTTCGCCGATTGCGCGGAACATCTGTAGTGGTACATATGGGCAGTAGAACAAGCCAGCATCGAAGGCGTTAGAGCCTTTATATCCGACTGTTAGATACTGCTTACCAGCGGCACTAGAGAAGTATGGATCAATATAGACGCGAATGTTACCGCGAGTTACACCAGCGAAGGTGTTACCGGTATCGTCTACATTTAGAGTGTTTGAAAGTGCTGGAGTGTAATCGAGTTCGCCAGCAGCACTTAGAGCGGAAGCAACATCAGAAGAACAAATCATGATGTTACCCTTTCCGCGCCGGGTTGCTTTTGCGATAGCATTAGCTTCACGATCAATCTGGAATAGAAGACCTTTGAAGCGCTCTACTGACCAGCGACCGTTTGCATCAACGTCAAGGTCGAAAGTACCAGCAGTTGTAACGTTATCTTGGGCACCAGCAGAAGCGGTTGCGTTGATTGCACGGATTGCATGGCGGTTCATTTCTGCTAGAAGTTCAGCCGAAAGCATGTTAGCAAGTTCGGTTTCAGCGTCTAGCCCGTGAATTGCCTTTAGATCCTGTGCAAGTTCAACAGTGTATTCTGCCTTTAGTGCGCGCTCGCGAGCGGTTACACTGACCTTTTCGACTGATAGACCCATTTCCTGGAATGCGTTACCAGAGCCATCTCCAAGAGCTTCACCGAAAGCGGTTGAGAAACCTTCCTGGAAGCCGTAGCCAGCAGCAGTTGGATCACTTGAAGTATAAACACTATACTGTGAGTTTGCAGACTGGTGAGCGGTGTTACCAGCAGCGGTTGCAGAGAAGTTAGTGTTTGCTTCATTGAATAGGGCTTCTTTGCCAGACTGTGAAGTATAACGTGAACGCATAGCGAAGACAAGCCCGACAGGACCGGTCATTGGCTGTACGCCCATAACGTCATAAGTCATTAGATTTGGCATAGAGCGACGAACGAGAGAGATAAGAACTGGATCGTAAATATCTACCGCGCCATCGCCAGCGGTTGAGCTAGAAGCACCCATTGCGTTGACTGGTGCAGCTTCTAGAAGAGAGGTTAGGCTAACTCTATCGCCTAGACCACCTGTGCGTGCAGCTACTTCCTGGTTTTCAAGAAGTTGTGCGGTAATTGCGCGACGGCGTGAGTCCTTGATTTCATCTAGATCAGGATGTTCTAGGACTGGCTGCCACTTTTTGATTAGCTCTTCGACTAACATTGTTTATTTACTCCTTATTGCAGTATTACTTTTATTTATAAAAATTACTCTTTTGCGTTTGTTTTTTTGCTATTTCCCGCAAAACGAGAAATATTGCGAGTGTATGCTTCCATTGCTGGATCGATACGTGATACTTGAAGTTCTTCTTGTAGTGGTTCTTCTTCATCGATGATAGAATCTAGATCATCATCATCTGAAAAATAACTTTCCTTAAGAGTTTCTAGTTTTTCTTGATAATCTTCTTCATTGATAAAGTTTAGCTTTGTAGATAGATTGCGAAGCTTTTCTTTATCGGCTAGAGAAAGGTCTTCAGAAACTTCAGTGAAAATAGACTCTTTTTGATATGATTCAATTTCTTCTTGAAGTTTGATATTCTTTTCAATTTCTTTATCGACGGTTTCTTCTAGAGTTTCGACTTTTTGTGAAAGTTCTTCTAGAACATCTACACGATCTTCAGGAACTTCAATATAATGTTCTTCAAGAGCCTTTTTGATGGTGCCCATGAATTCTTCTGCAATTTCGGTACGGAGGCCGCCTTCGATTGCAACTCTATTTTCGTTCATCCACTCTTCAACTACATAGTCAAGATAATTATCAAGCTTTTCTTCCATACCTTCACGGAGAGATACACTTTCTTCTTCAAGAGTAGTTTCGACAGTTTCGGAAATACTTGCTAGAACTTCATTCACTGTAGTAATGATTGCAGCTTCAAAAATTGTAGCAGCCTTCTTTTTGAATTCTTCAGAGAGACTTTCATCCGATGAAAATAGTGCCTTGATATCGTCTTCAATATCAATGTCACCAGCTTCTAGTGGATTGAGTGCTTCTTTGATTTTTGAATTTCCTTGCATAACAATATTCATTTCACCGCCACTCTGGTCGGCCGGACGAGAAGTTTCTGAAGTACCAACAACTGCATCATATGCAGCCTTGATTTCTGAAGACTTCATATTATGCATCTTGCCAACCATAGCAGTGATCATACCAACCTTTGTCTTTGGTGAATTACCCTGCTTCATAGGAGTCTTTTCGCCTCCATCTTTATCAGCAGAGCGTTTTGAAGAACCTGTGGTTGCAGGATCAGGAATTTCTGATTCGTCACCCATAGAAGCTGTTTTAGCTTCTTCTAGATCAGTTTCCTGTTCTTCTAAATTTTCTTCATGCATTATTTTAGACTCCTTATAGATATCTTTACTCTTATTTATAAATTATAGAATTTTTAGATTATTGATAAAATTCTCGAAGATTTGTATTTTTTTATCTTCAAGGTTTGCTTTTGAGGTTTCATGAATTTCTTTTTTAGCGCTTTCTAGGTCTTTTTGAGACCATACACCATTTTCATAAATCCACTCCACGTTCTCCATAATACCATTTACAAAAGCGTCTGGCGCTGAAGGATCAGCAACAATATCAGCCGCAGTTGCAAGATAAAAATCTCTTTGTACTTCATTGATACCATTCTTTCTCTTCAAAGAACCCATACCTCTTGAAGAAACACCGAGTGAAGCACCTTCTTTGATTAGATTTTTTACAATATTTCCATAAGGGCTATCCATAATCTTTGCTTTACCAACAAAGTTGTTTCCATCGACTTTGATTTCTTTGATAAGATGTGACATTCTTTCTAGATTGATGGTAGGTCCCTGTGGATGCCCTAATTCGCCATATGCACGATTTTTCATAACATATTCTTTATTATAACGATTTACTTCTTTTTCTAAAACTGATTTGGGATATATTCTACCATTACGATTAGGCTTCTCCGCTTGCATGAAGATACCTTCGATATAATAGCTTTTTTCGCCTTCATCGTTTTGTTCTGTAAGGTATTGAATGTCTTCAACGACTTCTGTAATAAGTTTCATGGTAGCTTTCTTTCTTTTAATTTATTTATGTTTTATGATACTGTATGAGTCCCAGAACCATCTGTTATCTTGATAGAACCCGCAGAGCCACTAACTTGCCCTGTTACTGCACTAGGAGGCGATAAAGTAAAAGATATAGATACTGTACCAGAATAGTCTGTAGTATTTGCATAAAGCATGACCATATCCTTTACTTATTACGCGGTTACTTTTGTAAACCCGTCGGCGGGCGCATAGATCTCTTCTCTAATACGTGCCGTGCCACCAATTCTATAATTGTTTAATGTGAAGTAATAAGACTGTGTATTATCAATTGATATAGTTGAGGAAAATTGAACATTGTTTATAAACACTTTCAATTCAGAGTTAGGGCCGTCAAATCGTATTGTGATAATATCACCGTTAAACAAGCTGCCCTCCGGTTGCTTCCCGTAGTGCCTTCCCGTGACATTACTGGAAAGGTAGCTAGGGCTGCTAACCGTCCCGACATCTGCCGTTTTCAAAATTCCAAAGTTATCACGTTCATTGAATTCCTTAGCCACAACCTCAATATCAATTTCGTACTTATCCACCGCCGTTAGCGTAACTGCGGTTACTGATACACTGTGCCCCCAAGTCTCATCGCCCGAAGTTTTGCTTGCGTCTTGGTCGTTGTTGGCAAAACTATAGCCCGCGTATGCTGTTGCACTGTCCCAAGTAATGCCTTGCAAAGAGCCAGCACCACCAAGAGAAGGACTTCCAATCGGTCTAGAGTTACTTACAGCCAGTGAGACGCCAATATAGGACATATTAGTAGATGCCTACAATACTATTTGCGGTGGAAGCGGTAGAAACTCTTTTTACTCTAATAGGCAATACTGATCCTGTAGGAACGCCGACAAATGTTACAAAGGTATTAGAAGTTTCTGTGACCATAGTTACTGTAAGATCGCCACCACTACCAACATAAATAGCTCTTGTAAAATTTGCCAAGTCGGTAGTTGCATCTGGAGTAATCGCGTATGCATGATCTGCTGGATCGTTAGCGTTTACAAAAAATTTATCGAATCTGTCTGCCATTTCTTAATCCTGACTTTTTACAAATGAAAGCATTTTCGTGAAAGACTTCTTATCTTTTTTCATCTCGCTTTCCATCTTTTTTCTGTTTTCGGGGTTCAAACTTGCAATAACATCATTGACCTTTTTAGCTTGGGCTGAAGAAAGAGATACCATAGAACCATCGTTAAGTTTCATATTACCAGAAGAAATCATTTCATCGATTGTTTCAATTTCTTCCTCTTTCTCCACTTCAACATTTTCTTTCATTTTCTTACGAACATCCATATAGTTCTTTGAACCACCTTGCTTCGGTGGATTCTTTTCACCGCCCGCGTTATTACCGTCAGGTGAGGTTTGTTTTAGACTTGACTTGTATTGATTTTCAGTGTCTACTGGATGGTCCGCCATTTCATCGTCTGAAGCTTTTTTGTGCATATCGACAAATTTCTTTTGAGACTTGACACGTGGTTCAATGTCTTTGACTTCATCGTCGGAATCTGGCTCCTTGACATAATCTTTGGGATCATTCCTTTCGGCCAGTTTTCTAATTTCTTTGATATTACGCATAGATATCGTCCTTAAACATGTTGCTCGCTACAACAATTTTTTCTTGATCTAGTCTGCTATTTATTTTTTGATTTAGAATTTCAAAAACCGCAGCTTTTACTTTGGTTGATCTTCCATCCTGACTAAAAGCAATAACATCTTTGATTTTTTGTTCCATATCCATATTAAACTCCTTTGTACTTTATTTATATTTATATTTTTAAGAAAAATTATCTAGAGACTTCTTCAAAATCTAATGAAGTATAAACATCGGCACCAGCGCTATCCGAAGCCATAAGAAGTGTTAATTCAAAAGCAGTGTTTGTGAATGAATTTCTTTCTAATTGGAATTTGAAAAGTGCTTCTTTAAGAATATCGACAGCGGAGGAACCTTGGTTCGAACCTTGAAACCAGCCACTTGCCAGAATTCTTCCTGTGCCCAAAGTAAAACTTGTTGCTGTTAAATTATATTCTACCGCACTATCAGTACCCGCAGATACCCAACTGCCGCCAGATGTTGTACCAGATGCCACAACTTGCCAATTATAGTTAGCATTATTGGTAATACCTAATAATGAAATTGCTGTCAAAATGACAATAGCGTCTAATCTGTCTGGAGATGATTTAAGACGAATAGAAATAACTGGATAATAAATGTCCTCTGTAGCCAAATCTTTGGGCGTTGTTATTGGAGTTTGAATCGCAGTTTGTTTTCCTCTCAATTCATATCCACCTTCAATAATAACCGTAGAACATATTTGTTTTGATTGACTTGAACTTCCTGTACTGTCCGTATTGGTGATTTCTTGTCTTAATGGTAATGAAGCCGTGGTCATATATGTAGAGTCTATATTATTGCTA